TACAGGATGCATCATATGGGTATACTGTTAAGCTTGATGAAAGCTCTACCGGTACTAATATACTGGCATCGGGTAATTACTATATCACTATACGATTTAATGAGACTGGTAATTATCGATTGTCTATCCAGGGGCATCGATACAAGATTATTGAGAGACAAGTCAAAGTGGCATTGAATAGTAAAGGTAAAACCATTAAGTGGGAAAATCCACTGATAAACAATTCGGCTATGGCAAACGACCTGGCAAAGTGGCTATCCGAGTATTACACAGCTGGTATCGAATATGAATATGATACTAGAGGTAATCCGGAGTTAGATGCTACCGATATTATTTACCAGGAGAATGAGTTCCATACAGGTATGACAGTTAATGTATATAGACATACTTTGAGGTTTAACCAGGCTTTTTCGGGTAGAGTTACAGCAAGACGAGTAGGAGGATAATATGGCATGGATACAACCTAAAACTAATTGGTATTGTGAGATAATCGATGGTGTATATAGTGGTGATAGATTTAATGCCAGTGATTATAACAGAATTAAGAATAATCTATCACATTTACATGCATTAGCATTATCACTCTATAAAAGTTTCTCAATCCAATCAGTCGGTAACGATAAACTGATAGGTGAATTCTTTTACGCTGATGAGATAAATAAGTTGGAAAGTAATCTTGATACAATCAATAGACATACCATTAATCGACCGTATGGTGATACACCAACTTATGTTGATAATGGGAGAACCTTTGATTTTAACGAGTTGAATAGGTTAGAGAGTGCAATACTTGATTTATACGAGCGAATGAATAATCAAAAGATAGGTAGAAGACAATTTAAGTGGAATTTCGGAATGTTAGGAGGTGAATTGTAAATGGCATGGGAATTATTACGAGTCGATTATACAGATGCCAGTTGGGTAGGACTGAAAAAGTATAATCAGATATCAAATCATGATGGTACGGTGTCGTTCCAGGATGTTACACAATATAGTAATTTTGACAGGTCGTTCTATGGTGCGAGAGACGCTAATAGAGTGAATGAGGCAATAAATACTATCATGGCAATGGTAGAGGGTAATACAGATTTATATACTGCATTTCAGAACTACTTTAACACACAGAAGACACAGTTTGAAAGCAGAGGTAATACTACCATAAGTGAAATAGAGCATACTTATCGTGAGCATATGAACACTTATGAGAGGGAGCAAGCTGGTACATTTAACACATGGTTCAATGGTATAAAAAACCAACTGAGTGGTAATGCGATTGGTAATCTACAAAACCAGGTAAATGAGGTTGATGATAGATTGGCAAAGCTTGAACATATGGCTCTGACAAATCAGTTCAGTGCTGCGATATCTGTAAATAATAGTGGTAATACAGTATTGCTGGTTGATGAACGAGGTAAAGCAATAATTGCTGATTGGAAATATGAGGAGGGATAATAATGAGTGTAATTAGCATTGAAACCAGGAAAGCTAATGAATTGGCTGCAATCACTGATATTAGTGATTCATCCATATTTATGGTACACGATGGTACAGGTTTGAAGAGAATCACATTTGAGGATGTGAAGAGAGCGATGGTGTATCCAAACGCGGGCTCACACAACTCAATATATAGAGGTAAATACTTGGGTAGTACTGTAACCCAGGTACAGTATACCGCTATTAGAAATGGCACATTCGATGATTTATTTATTGGCGATTACTGGACTATAGGTGGTATCAATTATCGTATTGCCGCCTTTGACTATTACTTGAATACAGGTGATACCAATTGTGCTGTACACCATGTTGTGATTGTACCCGATCAAGCTTTATATAAGAGCAAAATGATTAACAATAGTGGTAATACCAACGGTGGATATGTGGGTTCTGTATTATATACCAGTGGTTTAAACAGTGCTAAGAATACCATAAAGAACGCATTTAGCGGGCATGTGTTAAAACATAGGCTATTTCTATCTAATACAGCCAACAACGGTGCGATATCCAATGGAGTATGGTTAGACTCAGAGGTAGACCTTATGAACGAGCATATGGTATATGGTTCGATGGTATATGGGTACTCTTCCACAACAGCCAGTTATGTAGTAAATGCACATGTTGAGAAATCACAGTTACCATTATTTAGATTAGACCCGGCGAAGATTGTAGCGAATAGGGAATCCTGGTGGTTGAGAGATATCACTTTAAGTACAGCATTTGCTCATGTTCATGAGTCTGGAATAATCTATTCTGAATTTGGGTGGAGTGAATTTGGGGTAAGACCATTCTTTTGTATATCATAAGTCAAAGGAGGTAATTATATGTATACTATTACACTTACTGATGGTAGGACTATATCTAACCTGGAATTGAATGGCACAAACTATGTCAGTGAGGTTAGAGTAGATGAGCATATGTTTGAGCATAATTTGACTAAGGTCAAAATATCAGATGGCGAAAATGAGATATTATATGATGATTTAATTTTCATCCAACAGATGGAAATAGATGGTAGATTTTATTTAGCATTTAGAACTAAGTCTAACAGTGAAAAGTTGGCTGAAACAATCATAAAAAACTCAAGTAGTGTTACTGATATGCAAATGGCACTTGCCGAGGTATATGAGATGATTGCTGGAGGTAAAGAATGATAAAGATTTATGCTGAGTTGGTAAGAAAAGGTATAAAGACATTGGAAGAAGTACCGGAACATATTCGTGACGAAGTAAGAAAATTACTGGAGCAATGATTATGATATGGCGAATTTTGATGTTTTTCATAAAAAAGGAGGTAAGAGACATGGCAGTTATTTATGTAGCGTTAATTATTAAGGGTAAGCGTACTTTCGCAAGTATCCCGGAGGCTCTCAAGGAGACAGTTAGAGCGATGTTACACGACCTGGAATTAGACAATCTCATTGTAGAGTAGGGAAAGGTCGAACGATGAATATTGAGTTCAATCTAGTCCTAACTATAATATCGGTTGCTACAGCTGTTTATTTTGCTTTCAAGAGCAACAGCCGAGCCAATGACGATGATGTTAGTAGGAGGGCACAGGAGGGAGCGATTCTATCACAGAAACTTGATTCTATTAGCCAGGATACACAGGAGATTAGAAAAGAAATGGTTGATGTAAGAGGTAAAATCAATGCTCTATCTGAGCGAGTAATCATAGTTGAGCATGATACAAAAGCAGCACATGATAGGATTAGCCACATTGAGGAAGACGATTTTTCAAAAAAGTACCGAAAACGGTGGTTTTGAGGGAAGGGGTGATGTCATATAAGCTTATTGAACTTTATCTTTATGACACAATTCAACGATATTTTTAAGTAACAATTGTGACACGAAGTAGTAAAAGTAGTGGAAAATCAGTTTTTGCGTATAATTTTACTAGTATACTGTAGAGGTATACAGTATATAAGAAAGGTTTACCGCAAAACCGAAAGTTTTACTACTTCTACTACTTGCAGTAACTAATGTTACGGAATAGGAGTAAATATGATTAACTGGAAAGTAAGAATTAGAAATAGACAATTTTGGTTTAGTTTGATACCGGCTATATTACTTTTAATACAGGTGGTTGCAGCAGTTTTCGATTATAGCATTGACTTAGGTCAGCTTAGTGGTAAGCTATTGGAAGTGGTGAATGCAGTATTTGTTATATTAGCAATACTGGGTATTGTCACAGACCCAACAACAGCTGGTATAGGTGATTCAACACAGGCACTTACTTACGAGAGACCAAAAGAGGAATAGTATATGGATAATGCATTCAATGCGGGGGAAAGGTTATTGTGTGGTAGCTATACTCAATATACACCCAGTGGCAAATCTAACTTCGTTAGAGCCGGTCGCTGGGGAAAAGTACCACAAAGAGGTGCTATAACATATTTCTATAGTAATTCATTGGATAGGGTGGCACATGTTGGGGGTGTTATCGATATTAAGGTACAAGGTGATACATACACTATAAAAACGGTAGAGGGTAATACTTCGGCTGATAACAGCTTTAATCGTAATGGTGGATGTGTAGCAGTCAAAGAATATACCTTTAAGCTATCCCAGGTGGGTGGTAAAAATAGGATAAACGGATTTGGTTATCCGGTATTTGGATTTGACACATGTACAGTAGATGAATTTATCGAAGTGTTAAAGTCGGAAGTTGGATATATTGAGAAAGCATCCAATAATAAATTGGACAATAAAACAGCCAATCCTGGTTCTGCCAATTATACCAAATATGGTGAATGGTATAAGTCAAATGGTGTGTACTGGTGTCAGCAGTATATTAGCTGGTGTGCATATACCGCTTGTGAGACTCACAGAACGATTTTAGATACGGGGTGGTCGAGAGTACTGGGTAAGTGGAGATATCGCAAAAATGGGCACTATATAAAGGCACAGTGGCAATATATAGATGGTCGTTGGTATGTATTTGATAATGCTGGGGATACCATCACAGGTTGGTTCAGACAAGGTAATGAGTGGTACTATATGAACCCAGATGATGGGGCAATGTTATCAGGTCAATGGCTGAGATTAGATGGTAAGGACTACTATCTATCTAAGACTGGAATCATGGCTTTTAACTGCTATGTTAAATCGAATGGTAAATACTATTGGCTTGATGATAATGGGGAATATGTTCCCGAATACGATACTACAACACCTAATCTTGATTTATATGAAGTTGTGGAGTAGAATATATTGTCAATATGCGTTAAAAAGTGATATATTAGTTCAAGGTTAACGATAACAAAACGATAACAAATTTTTAACGAACCCTAGTGTTTACAGCATTTTATACGAATACGCATATAAGTACAGCTTATATTGATTGGATACGTATATAGGCGAAAAGCCTTGTAAACACTAGGTTTTTAGAGCATATTAGATGTTAGAAAATCATTAAAAATTGAACTTAACGATAACAAACGATAACAAATTTATGGAACTTGTATTTTAGCAAGTTCCTTTTTCTGTTTATCCAAGTCGGAATGTCCGTACACTCTATTGGTTATATCTTTAAAAGCATGTCCCAGCATTCTTTTCTTTTCAATCTCATTAACATCATACTTATCACAGAGCATAGAAAAGGTGTGCCTACAATCATGTGCAGTATGTTTTGGAATATTATGTTTGACCAGGAATTTAGATAGATTTCTGATAAACATATCATATGAGGATGGTGGTATCTTACCATAGTCGTTTATACTTGATTTAACCAGGTCAATTATACTAGGGTGAATGGGTACAGTTCTATTTTTACCCGATCTAGTTTTACTACCACCTTTGAAATACATATCATCAAGGTTTATTTCTATATTCTCATATTCTCTAATTCTAAACCCGGAATAAATCATAATGAGTAAGAACCTGGCAATCTTGTTATCTTTTAGTTCCCACAATCTTTTTATTTCATCTTCTGTGAATGGTACTCCATGTTCATCATCGTCTTTTTCTTTAATCTCAATATTAGCAGATATATCTTTTTCTATAATGTCATTAATAACAGCAAATCTACACATTTGATGGAACAGATTTACCACCAGTTCTTTACTGGAATGTTTCAAAGGTAATTCATCTACAATCTTCTGTAAGTCAGTATGCTTTAAGTTTTTAAATGTTTTATCATGTAGACTGGAGCAATTATTAAAGGCTACATTCATAGCTTGATGAGTCTTTTTACTGTATACCCTTTTAGTCTGATTGAACTTATAATTATAGAATTTCTCATACACTTCACTAAATGTCAGTCCATCACCACTTAAATACACTGGTGCAATCATTCTAGCGATATTATTTACAATTTCATCAACCATGGATTTGTTTGCAGTATCGGGTAATACTTCCGGGATATCATTTCCCCGATCATAAGTACCGGCATGATACATAACAAGGACTGAAAATCCTAAGTCACGCTCTAGTCTTGATACTGGAATTCTGCGAGTTTTACATATATTTCTTACCTTGTCTACAGTA